TCTACACCTTTAATCTGCATATTTAATTGGAATTCTTTCTCCATTAATGCAAATTTCAATTGAGCTTCTTGTTGCATCTTATCAATCTCAAATGCAATCTCTGCTTGTTTGATTTGCATCTTAGACTGAGTCTCTGCTTCTAATTTTTGCATAGCAGTTTGTGCCGCCATCTGTTGTGACTGCATATTAATCTCTGCCTGCTGTTGCTGTTGTTGCATAGCCATCTGCTGATCTTTCTCAGCCTTCTGTGTACGCTTAACTTTTAGCAATTGATTTGCCAACTTAATATTACGAAGCTCACGAATATCTATAGCGTCTTCTAAGTTTATGTCTCCTTTAGATAAAGCCATTTGTATATTCTCTTCTAACTTCTGCTTTTGCTCTTCATCAGGAGCAACATCTATAAATACTCCGAAGTCATATATATACAAGTCTTTAATCTCATCAAGTATACCAACATTGTATTTACCTATCTGCATAGCAAACTCATCTTTGAAATCTGCGTACTCTAACAAGTCCGATATACGACAAGAAAGTCCTTCAGCAATTGTGCGTGTAATATAAAGACTAGCATCTAATATATGTCTAGTTGCAGTGTTTGAGTTTAATGCTGCCAACTTTTGAACACCAACCAAAGAGTTAGGGTCAGGTGTTGATCCGTCTCTTGCCTCGTTTAGTCCTGTGACTGAACGAATCATGTCTAGATAATGATTATAGTTTCCAATCAAAGCAGCCATCTTAGCCTGACCTGAATTTGCAGTTAACTGCGTAACAGGAACTTTTGCTTGGTTATAATCTCCATCTTGAGTATAACTTCTACCAATAACGCTACCTGTTTGAAAGTACATTCTAAGTGCATCTTCAGGGTTATATGCTTGACCTGTTCCTAAGTCTACTTCATTAAGACCATCGGCATCTATAAACACACCATCAGGCACAACTCTAGAAACTACTTGTTGTAACTTTAAATGAGTAATTTGAATAAGGTCAGCAAATGGAATCATTCTTCTAACTAATGATTCAATGTTTCCTTTGTACATTCTAGGAGCGCACGCCACATAACTAGGCATAGCATATTGACTAGCAGACTTTGGACGAACCATGTTCTCCATCATCTCCCATCTCAATATTATATTTGTACCCATAACCATGATACCTTCGTACCAAACCTCTATTTTCTTTTCTACCTTTTCAAACCTACCTTCTTCCATCATTTCAGCAGGTGGATTGAATTGGTCATCCTTTTCAATTACCTTATACCCACCAGACTCAAGTCTTTTCTTTTTATGAGTAAATGTGTTTGTGGTTTTATAGTTGAAGTATAATAATGTACAAGAGTCCCTATAAAATATATCGTTCTGATATTGTTGAGCCACATTGTAATAATCGTACCAAGACTGACTATACTTGCTAATCTCTTCCATCTGCTTGTCAGTAATGTCAGGATTAATTTTTACCAACTCTGTCATTGGAACAGTCTTAATCTCTCCCCAGTAAAAACAATCTTTAAAGTGAGGATCTTCGGTATAGCTGTAAACAATATTTGCTGGGTCTACATATTCAACCTGAATACCTTGACCGGGTAAAAATTGATGCTTAGTACATCCTATACCTAGCACTGTGAGATCATAATCAACTCGCTTTCTAACATCTTGATAATGATTCTCTTCAAGCACAGTATTAATAGCTTCTTCTTCTGCTATCTCTATACCTGGTTTATAATTCAATTGCATATATAATGACAGCTCTTGGTCATTAGTAGGAAGTTCTTGCGGGTCAGTCATAAAAGGATCAACCCCAAAGTCTTTACTTATTTGTTCTAGTACAGGACGAGCAACCATATCTGCTTCAATCATGTCTTGATATTGAGAACGTTTCTCTGCTGATAAAGCATCTTGAGAATATGCTCTAACATGGAATAGTCTATCTGACATTCCATTGACAACAATATCAACAAACTTTGGAAGAATAGGTACAGGTGTCCAATCTAAATTAATGTAAGACAAATCACCATCTATGGCGATTTCATTCTTATACTTTGCTATTGACTGCTCACCTCTAGCATACAGTCTTAATCTATTAAATTCTGCCCATTGGCTATAGAATCTACAATTTGTCCCATCTTTTTTAAACCACTCATACTGAATAGCTTGTCCAATCTGCAAACCGAACTCATCGGTTTTCTTTTCAGCGTCTGAAACAAACTGACTTGGGAATCCTGTAGGCGATATGTTTACCGTTACCTCTCTCATTTACTTCCTTAATTCACTTATAGAACCTGTGTTACTATACCTTGCAAAGTTAATACTTATTTTTGACTCTGTTTTTTGTGGTGTATATATATGCTTTTGACACGCCATTATGGCCAAGCCTGAACTAATTGTAGCATCAAACTTTGTTCTATTGTTTATATTAAACTTTGCCCAATCTTCTAAGGTTCTTGTGAAATACATAGACCCCATTTCATCAGACTCTCGATAGGTTGACTCCATATCTATACCAACGTATTTTTCAATGTAAGACTCTATAGCTGTCGCATGAGCCTGCTTTACATCTTCACTAGAGTTTGGTATACCACCTAATTCTTTTTCAGTTCTAGAAAGTTTTGATATATGCTTATCAGGTCTATTAATACTAAACCCTCTATATCCTCTATTCTTGAAATGATATAGTAGCCTTGGCTTATTATTTTCTACAAGTATAGGCATACCATAAAATATACAAGCCATTAATACTTCTTCAAAAAATATCTCAGCAGTCTGAGGTCTTGCTATGTATTGTAAGAAAAACTCATTTGTTGGAGCATCGTCCATGTGAAACTTTGTCAACCCATGAAGCGCACCATTAGATGCACCACCACCCACCGTTCCTGATATATCATAGGAGTCACATCCAAACGCTCCGATGTGTTCATTACCTGGAAGTTTTCTTCCACCCTTTGTTATAATGTTGTTTTGTAATGCTGCACTCGGCAACCAAGAAACTAAAAATCTACCACGATTATCAGGAGTCCAAACTACTTTAGTATCCTTCTCTCCATTTAACCACTTAAATGTACCCTTAGTTAAAAACTGTTGTTGTATTAAACTTTCATTGTAATCTATCTGAGCATATATCTTTGTTAGATTAAATAACGATTGTTTACTCTCATCTCTAAAAGCGTGTGATTCATTTCTAGGAAACTGACGATAGTATTCGTTTAAGGCATCAGGATCTGACTTTAAAGAATCAACTTCGTTCTCCCAATAGTCTATTGCTCCTGTATCTATAAGCATATCGTCAATACCTTCAACAGGTTTATCAGGTGTTCTTAATACTGGATTTCCATATCTATCTATAAACCCTTCCATATTCCACTCCATAGGAATAAACAAACTATACAGTCCACTCTTTGTTTGACCATTCGCATTTCTGTTCTTTACATTGGAATCATTATATAGACTCTTGAAGTTACCTCCTCCTTTTTCTAAAGCATTAGATGTTGAACCCATCATACACTTACCAATAACCTTACTACCCAACCTAAGACAAGTCTTTGTAACACGCCAGTTATTTAATATGTTATCAGGCTTATCCCACTTACCACTCTCATCATGGATTAGTAGCTGTAGCTTCTCACCATCATAACTGTTGTCAGAAGTATTCTTCCAGTCAATAGTAGTGTCTAGCCCCTCCATATCGTTTTCATCTATGGTAGACATATTCTTTTTGGTAATCTTGGATGCTGGTATTCTATATGCCAACTCAGTCTTTGGTTTGTCCATACCGTCTTGTATGGGTTTAAAAAAGAATGGATAGTTGTTTGATATAGGAACAACCTTGTCGGTAAACATTTTCTTGGCATCAGCTCCAGTCTTAGACAAGATTCCAATACGAGCATCTTTTGCTAGAGTTCCTATGTTGGTGCATTCTTCAGATGCCATGAATGAAAATCCTGAACGTCTTATCTTTAAATAACAAATTCCAAATGATCTATGGTCAGCCTTACACGCCTCCCAGAATATATAAAATATTCTATTAGCCTCCCGGAAGTCAGGATATCCCACATCAATCTTTGTCCATTGTAAATACATATAATGAGAACCAGTGATATAAGTAGGTTTACCATTACGCATAAACCAATGCCCATACTCTCTACGATCAAACTCTGTCTCAATATAATCTACCCATAAATTTTTAAATGCCGAAGGCATTTCGTTCCATTGGAATATTGATTTAATTTTAGACAACTGCTTAGGATAGTCTTGTCTTTCCCAATACTGCTCACTCTTTACCTTACTTCTTGATATTGGATTAGATGGAGGTTTTGGAAGTGCTACAAGTAGACCACTAATATTATATATCGGGCCTATCTCCCCAGTCTTTGATATTACAACAATATCATACTTCTGATTGTAACCATATAGCCAAGACTTTGCTCTGTTCTTATTCTTTAGAACAGTGGTAGGTATTATATCGAACACCTCTTTGTATATGCTATTTAGCTCGTCTTTCTGCAAATCCTTGTTTGGAGTCTACTACTTTATCAACTCCTTTATTTAATAGTTCTCTCTCTCCTTCAATTCTTGTTAGAATCTCAAACGCATCGAATATGGCTAACTTCTTTGTAGCAGCAGCATTCTTTAATCTATCTGCTGCAAGCTCATCATCTGGATCGGGCTTGATAATATCTTCTTTTGCAACCTTTATCAATTGCTTCACCGCCCTTTCGCCAGCGTCTATGATTTGTTTTTTTAAATCGTCTACGTTCATGTCTTTACACAAATAGCATGGTTATACATTCGATATAACTTTTCACCATCAATATTAAATTCATACTCTGAGTCAGGAACAAATCCTACCTCGTCCCCCTCATTAACTCCCATTGAAGATAGAAATTTATTTCCATACTTCAATACACCAATAAGTTCTTCTTCTTTTATGGCTTTATCTATGGTGTATTTTTTTGGAGGTACAGGTTTTATAAAACAAAACTTATCTCTACTTTTCCAAACTCCATCATGTGAATATGCAAAGTATTGATCCTCATCAATTAAAAATAAATCTTCTTTGAAAAAACTTCTACCACTCCTCTCTTTACCTTGCATATCGTTATAAAACTTAAATGTATTATGATGAACTAATAAAGTGTCTCCAACCTGAATGTCTCCGGAATATCTTAGGGGTGTCTCGATTACTTTAGCGAACCTATTTGAAACAGTATGATCTTCCTTTGAAGATGAGGTTATAAAATCTATACCTCCTATTTTCTTTAGATTGTCGTAACGTCTACCCCCTATTGGCTTTACAATAAAGCAATGGGGTGATTTCATTATATTAAAAATTTATATTGTACTCTATAGATATCGGCATCGATGAACTGAACTCTTTCCAAAGTACAACCTCATTTTTTGCTTCTATCCAAATTTTTGTGTTACCCGACTTATCGTCTATCTGAATTAAGTGTATCGTGTAATTTCCTCCTAGCACAGATTGACCCAGCACATAATGCATAGCCGCTTTATAATCTGTACCTATGGAAACTTTTCGTATCATCTATGCTTTTATATCTCCGTACAGGTACCAAGTGTCTATGGCTGTCTTTACAACAGTGGCTACTGAATACTGATGAGTCAACCTATCGTGTCCTTGAGCTGACTGAAGTGTAACACCTAATGTTCCCACTACGGTAACAGTACCCGACCCCTCTTGAATGATGGTTATCTTAGTCCCTATAGGGAATGCTGCACCTGCGTTTGTAGGTATCCTTACGTCAGTTGCACTTGAGGTGGTTGTAATAACAACACCATTCTTGTCAGCAAGAATAATATTGGTGGTAGTCAACGCACTTGAGCGTACCGTTGTAGGTACACTGTCTTGCCAAGTTAGTTTACCGCTTGCGTTTGAAACAAGAATCTGACCGTCACCACCTAAAGTGTTTGTGGAATCCTTTACCGCTGCCTGAACATAGATTGATGAGTTTGCATCAAAAGTAAACTGACCCGTTTCAAATAGATAGTTTCCTATATGGGTGACATCTCCTGTGATATCTTGGTCTCCTGTCTGAGTGATACTACCCGTTAGGTTGATATCTTGAATTGCAGTGTTGCCAATGTTTAATACCTGCTGAAGATTCTGATTCGTAAGTCCCGAACCAAAAACAAGCTGACCACTTGCATTACAAACAAGAGTCTCACCATTGTTACCAAGAGCGCCATTGAAGTCTCTTACTGTACCTCCCAAACTTAACGCTCCTCCTGTTATACTGAAGTTTCCTGTCTGAGTAATGTCTCCTGTTAATATTATACTCTGAGTAGCTGTGTTACCAGCATCAAGTACATTCTGCAATGTGATATTAGATTGGAATAGTGTAAGAAGGTCACTAATTAAAAAGTTCTTAGTAACGTTTGCAGGTGTTCCTGCTACCTCAGTTCCAATTACTTTATCCGATAGCGTTACCGGACTTATGTTTGCATATGTACTTATCTTACCCATGGTTATTCTTTTTTAGTAATATCTCCAGTTTGTAAGTTTACAACGGAGTCTTCACCATATTTTTTCATTAGTTTTTTTTCTACCTTAGAGAACTCACTCTTAATAGTGTCAATCCTTTCAAACACAATTCGCTTCTGAAGTTCTAAATCTCCAATAGCTATTTTGTTTTTTGTGTACTCAGAATTCAAATCTTGAATCTGAGACAATTCGTTGTCAGTTAATTTTGCCATTTAATTTAATTTTTAACAAAGATAGGAATTATTTCTTTCTTGTCTTTTCAATGGTTCTACCACCAAAATATGCAGCTATAACAGTAAGTAATAATATTTCTAGTAGGCTTACCCAATTATCTTCGACCTTAAAGTCAAGCTGCCCTGCATCAATAAATATCAACAGCATAGTGTTGAAAATTAAGAACATCAATACCAATGGTCGTACATTCTTTGACAACCAAGAGTCAGAACCCATATCTGCCTTCCATCTCTCGGTGACGTTCTTCTGCATATCTGCCTCAGCATTGATAAGTATCTCTGCCATCTCCTTCTCAAACTGAGCCTTCTCTTCTTTAGTTCTAACAAACTTGTCTACAACTCCTCCGACCTGCTCAACAATCCCCGAACCCTTTCCAAATAGTCTTGTTAATATTTCTTTCATTCGTTCTCGATTTTATTTATCATTTCAATGTGAGCCTTTGCAATGCGATCTCTACCTGACTCACTCAACAAAAGCGTCTTGCACTCTTTCTCATTTGTCATAAAGAAGTTCTCAGATAGTATAGCAGGCATAGCTGTGTGTATAAGCACATAGAAGTTTGACTCCTTGTCTACATCACCATCCCTTGTGTCCTTACGCATCTTGTAGTTAGGAAACTCTTTCTCTGTCTCCTCATACAGAACTGTTGCGATATGATCTGACTGAGTTTCTCCTGGAGATGTATACACCTCCCAACCGTTTGCTGACTCATCGCTAAAGCCATTTGCGTGTACGCTAACATATATACAAGGTTTATCTGACTCACGATATATTTCGTTAGCCATCTTTACCCTTGTGGATAGAGGGACATCCTCATTAGTATTAACCAGGTTTATGTACTCAATATTGTTCTTATCGCAATATCTTGCAATCCTGTCTACAATAGCACGATTGAACTCACCCTCAAAGAGCTGAGTACCATCTGACCAAATAGGACTACGCTTTCCGGGTGTCTGATAGACACCATCAATAATTCCACCATGACCATTATCAAGAATCCAAATGTACTTTGAATCACTCTTGATTTCTTGGTGACAGCATCTACATACCTTTGCCATAATTTACTATTGAAGTTCATAGAGACGCTCTTCCATTATTTGAAGTTGTCCCTTAATGTCTGTGATTTCCTGCTTGATGAACGAAAGTTCATTATAGGTTTTTATTACCGCCTCCTTAACCTCTCGGTCTTGAGCTGGTAATTGTTTAGCTTCTTCGATTTGAGATTGAAGAGAGAAGTACATACTTACAAAAGTTCCTATCAACCCTGCAATAAAAATAAAGTTCCTTGGTGAAAGTTTTATTTTTGTATCCTCACTAATCGTCTCCATCGCTAACTATTTCATAATTTATTTTTACATCCACCGATATGGTAGAATAAAATATTACCACAATGCAACAATGTTTGTTGCTGTTGTTCCTGTTGCAAATACTTTTAATACTTGAACCGGAATAAAAGATCCCGCAAGGATGCCTGTGAAAACAACATCGTCACCACCTACAGTAGTAACTTTAACGTCACCTGCTACACCAACGTATAGAACGCAACCATTATTGCCAGTACCATCTGCTGTTGATACACTAGGTATATTTACAGTATCACTAGGAGTTACTGCCGCTGCTCTTTCTGCTTGTAATTTTTGGTAAGCCATTTTTTTATTTTATCATGTTCCTGAATAAGACCCTGTTCCTGCTCCGGAATAAGGTTGTTTTTTTCCTTGTGCTTTAGCCTTTGCGTTAGCACGCTGTTTTTGTTGTAATGTCATTTTATCTTTTGCCATTCCAGCAGCTACAGAAGCATCTCTCTTGCTTTTATCCGCTCTAAACTTTTGCATCTTCTTAGCATATGCTGCTTCTTTTGCATCTACAACTCCATCTTTGTTTCTATCTCTAGGATCAAATTTAGATTCTGATAATGGTTTACTTAAATCTCTTGCCATTTTTTATTTTTTAAAAGGGAATACTCTATTCAAAGAATCTCTACGTTCACCACATCCACAGTCTTTTCCTGTAGCCTTAGCAACCTTATCGACCACAGCCTTTATTCCTGTAGCTTTTGTAAATTTCTCGATGCTATCACCGATACCTCGACTCTTTTGTTTGTATGCCATAATTAAGCTTTACATTTTCCCATTACACAACCTTCTCCTCCACCTCTTCCGAGATTAGATTTTTTAGTTTTTCTAACAGCTTTGTTCTGCATTCTAGTATTCTTTACCTTGCCTTTAAATTTTCTAAAAGCCATCTCCCTATCGTGCTTTCTATTAGATCTATTATCTTGTCTATCTTTTTTACGCTCTGCTCTTTTTCTATTTCTAGCAATTTGTTTAAAGGTACGGTTAGCCATCCTTGCATAACGCTCTGGATTTTCTCTAGCAATCTTAGACTCATCTCTACCTTTCTTTTTTTTATCCTCACCATATGTAGGCGCTAATGGAGTGTCTCTATTGTATGCCATGTTATACGTTTTTAAACATTAAATTACTAAGGAACTTATTCCAAGTTCTCTTGCACCACAATCCCATTGCGATGATTTTATTTCCTAACCATACTAAAGCCTTGCCCATAGTTACGTTTTATTTTTTCTTTTATTCCTATCTATAACCCTAAACATTTTTTTATCCTTTCTGCTTTTAGGTTTGAATTTTTTCTTACCACTTCTCTTAGTAATCATCTTTCCTTCAACCTCAACTTCTTTACCATCTATACCAAAACCATATGTCCCCCTCTCAACCTTTCTCTTCTTCTTAGGTTTGTCGCTACCAAAGGTAGATGCTAATGGAAAGTCTCTATTGTAAGACATTACTTTTTAATAAGTTTTGTTAGGTGTTTACCAACCTGTCTATCCTTGATACACTTATGCTCGTAAGACATTGAGTGGTCTCCACCATATGCGTGACCGTAGTCCTTCTTAGACATTGCCTTAGACTCATCTCTACGAGATTTCATTGACTGAGACTTCTTTCCGTTCTTAGCTCCTAATGACTCATCGAGTCTTGAGTTGTATCCTTGTGCCATTGTTAAATTGTTTCTACAAAGATAGTATTATTTTTTTATAGGTATTAGTACTTACCTCTCCTAGATTTTGGGGAACTTTTGGTAGATCCACCTTTTCCTGCCCATAGATTCTTACACGCCCAGTAGCGTGCAGTGAGCTTTGATTTTGCAGTGCCACACTTGTGGCGTGCCTTGAATGACTTGCGAGCTGCCGCAGAATAGTTGTGGCCATAGCCCTTAGCACCAAAGTGAATAAGTTTCTCCTTGCCACCTTCACAGGCTTTCACCATCTTCTTCTTACCGGGTCTGTCTGATGCAGTAACCCTGTTACATTTCATCTTACTCTTCTGTGCCATTACTTAGTGTATTGCTTAGTGACCTTGCCTGCTGGAGTGTTAGACACCACCTGCTGACCTTTACGACCAAATCTCTTTTTCTTTTTTGCTGTAGCTGCACGCTCTGCCTTGCTCATACTCTGAGCCTTCTTTAATGGCAAGCATCTATCAGGGTTCTTCTTGTTCTTACTTGTACCACAAGCCCCCTTGATAGAGCCATCAGTTCCTATGCGTACCCACTTCTCCTCTCGCCATTTTTTAAGCTCACCCATTACTTCTTAGATTTCTTTGCGTAGTTAGGATCTTTGCAATATTTACTTGCAGCCATGTTGGCATATGCTGATGGATAAGTGTCAAAGGTTCTCTTGGCCCAAGCAATACCTGCCGGACAAATCTTGTTGCCTTTTTTCTTTACTCTACCACTCTTAGCCATATTAACTATCTTTGTTACAAATTTAATAAATTATAATTTAATGGCTAAGTATAAAACAAGACGTAGAAAAAACTACGATAGAACTGAACCCCCTAGAGATTATATGAAGTACTGGCGAGTCGTGAAGTATTGGACTCGCAATAAGTATGACATCACATTAGGTGAACTAGATATGATGCTCTTTCTTTATAGCGAAGGAATATTTAATAAGGATCAATTCGATGAGTTCAATAGACTAGTAGGTTGGAATAAGAATAGATTTAAGTCGCTACTCTCTAGAGATTGGATTGTCAAGTGGAGAAACCATACGCACAATGAAAAGGCACTATATGAATTGTCGTTCAAAGGTAAACGTATGGTGTCAAATGTCTATGACAAACTCAATGGTAAAGAGTTCTCAGAAAATGCACCTATGTTTAAAGCAAACGCTGGATATAATGATAGAGCCTACCGGGAATATATTATGAAGATCAATGCATCTATTCGACAACAACAACGTCACGCTCCTGAATGATGGTGTATGGATGCTCGTTCAATAGCATCGTGTGACCAGCATGACCATCGTAGTATACTACATCGCCCGCCTTGATTACATTTACCTCGCTACCAGGTGACACTACCTTTGCCTTCTTGTATCGAATCTGCTTCGTGTCAGTAGAGGTCATCAATAACCCTGACTCTGTTTTCATCTCCTCAGTTATCGGATCGATGATTAGGTATTTGTTTATCGCTTTCATATTTTAATTTAAGAACCACAGTATAGACATCCGTCCTCGTCATCGTCAAGCTCAGGGTTGTCCTCTATGGCTGGATTTAATTGTTTTTTTAACTCGTATATCTCTTGCATCAGTCTCATGTCAGCGAACATATCACCACTCAACTGACCTTTAATCTCGTCAATCTTTGCTCGTATGTCCTCCTCACTCATTTTGATTTATCTTTTTTAAGACTGGTTGCTATCTTTCGTATCTCCTTACCTAGGTCTGCATCGTTGGGATACTTCTCCATCAATGCAATAATCATTGCCTCACTCATTTTGTCTCGTATGATCGAGCCATCGTTACAATGGCATTAGTACTTAGGATTGTGGTGGCAACACTCACCGCATTCTTTAGTGCGTTCTTTGTAACCTTCAATGGATCGACAACGCCCATGCTGAACATATCGCCATAATCGCCAGTCTTCACATTGTATCCCATCTTTGAGTTGTTGTTAATTATAAAGTTTATCACCTCGTTGGGGTCTTTGCCAGCGTTCTCTAGTATCTGACGCAAGGGTGCTTGATACGCATAGATTAATATCTCAATCGCTTGAGCCTCTGCTCCTGAAAATGTAGGTAGTAATGATGCCAAATGCTCGGAACACTCAAATAGTGCAACGCCTCCTCCGGCAACAATCCCCTCCTCTTGTGCTGATCTTACAGCACACACCGCATCATCGATGCGGTCAAATTTTTCTTTTTGCTCTACGTCAGAGTTACCCCCAACATATATCACACCTATCCCACCATTCAAGCACGCAATACGCTCCTTGATAAATTTCTTCTCGTTGGGAGTAGTGGTGTTGGTGTATTGCACCTCCAACTCTTTTACTCTATCTATCACCGCATCGTCCTTCTCAGATTCCCGGATGATGACAGTTGAGCCTGTACCCACTATCACCTTTGATGCCATACCAAGGTCATCGATGGTCATAAGGCTGAGGTCATCACCCATACCCTCTTGGAAATATTTCCCACCTAACGCAACCGCCATGTCGCTCATCAGCTCGTGGGACTTGTACCCAAACTGTGGTGGTATCACACTGCAAAACTTCAGTCCATTCTTCACCACGTTTGCAGCCAAGGTATTGGTCACACCCTGAGAACAGTTTCCAATTATTAATAGTGCTGATCGGTTCTCAACGATTGGCTTTAATATGTTCTCAATCTGTAGTATGTTCTCTATCGGATGATCGGTCATCATCACATATACATTCTCCATGATGCACTCGTCCTTCTTTTGATTGTTGACGAATAGGTTTGAACTATATCCCCGGTCTATCTTGATACCATGGGTAACCTCAGAGTATGTCTCCTCAGTCATTGACTTCTCAACGGTGACTATCCCATCAACACCTACCTCAGTATATGCGTCAGTTATTAATGATCCTATCTCCTTGTCATTGTTCGCAGAGATTGTAGCAACGTCTCGCATCTTAGACTTCGTTAACTTTTTACTCATCGAAGTTAATCTCTTGATGGTAGCTTCTGTCCACTTTTGAATGTGGCGTATCACCTCAATCTTGTCATAGTCTCGAAGACCCTCCTCATTTAGACCAAGGGTAGCTATCGCTTCTGCCAACACAATTGCTGTGGTCGTGCCATCACCAGCACTGCTCGCTGTGCTATTGGCAGCATCCTTCATTATTCTAACCGCAAGGTTCTCCACAGGATCTAACAAGTCAACACTCTTCGCAACAGTCACACCGTCTTTCGTTATTGTAACCGACTGCGTATGCTCCGGAGATTCAATTAGCACAGTCTGACCCATAGGGCCTAATGTACTCTTTACTGCTTTAGCGATTTTCTCTATCCCCGAAATTAATTTGCCCCTGGCAACGTCATCGAAGATTAGGTCTTTAGGATTATAACCTGATGGATTCATATGTATTAAATTTGATTTGGTCAAAGGTAATAAAAATTACGCAAGATTGAAAGTGAATTTACTTTATGTCGAATGTCGAAAATTATCTCTCTATTATATATATATATATTACTATTATTTAACGTAAATTTATTTCTTCATAATTGGTTTAAAATCGACATTTTTGTCATAGCTCTGATTATCAATTACTTAGCTATATATTATTGACATATTCTTGACATAGTTATGTCGAAAATCAACATAATAGTATATATTAATAGAAAAAATATAAAATAGTAAACACAAAAAAAGGGAGGACTAACCTCCCTCAAATTATAATCAATGTGAATTCTACTTCCTTTTCGGCATAGATGAGCGCATCATTTCAATCGCTTCACCAACTGCATTGCCCTCAGCTATCATTGAAATCTTATCTGCTCTCTTGCGTGCCTTCTTAGCACGAGCCATCTCATACAAACCTATCACAGGTTCTGGGCGATCATTAATTAATCTACCGTTCTTTACTTTTAATCCGTCCATGGTTCTTCCCATTTAAAATGAATACTTATAAATAATAAGAACAGTATAAACTCTGAGTAATCATACTCAGTATCCGCCAAGTAAATACTGAACCCGACAGCAGGGCCTATACGAAATCTACTCTGTATCTCTAACTCCCATACTGACATGATACAAAGGTAAAAATTTTTTTTAGATGTCTTTAGTAATTGGGTTATGTGGGGCTGCACGCGCGCGCCCGGGTGAGCGGAAGTGACTTTGCGCTCAAGGGGGGGGTGTTGTTTTCGTTGGCGCACCTCGGATTTTTTGGCGTTTTTTCTATGGCGCGTAACGTATAGTGATATGCCCCACCCCACCCCCACCTATGTGCTTGGTTCATCGCATTGGTTCGCACCCTCCCATCCCACCTCGCACCCCTACCCCCTCGCACCCCCTCACCGACCACACACAATCAACACCTATATGTGGATGGATGCACCTACCTATTATGAACGTGCTGATAGCGAGGTGCTTTGTAAGATCTTAACTCACGAATCGTAGCAATGACGAGGGATGTAGACGATTCTCCAGTATGATTATGGTCTCAAAACCTTCCCTCACGAACCAAGAGGTCGTGGGTAATGAACGCACCCATCCTTTGCCCCCTCAAATAAATTTGGGTCACTTAAAACAAGGGATTTGATATGCTGCAGCATAGGTGTAGCAAGGTTTTCAGAGCGATTGAGTAGTGGTGTGAGAATTATATTTACTCCATATGTATTTGTTTATATCAAACATTAGACTATCTTTACACTAATTATGAACGAAACACGATTTATTATGAACACAAAATTTCAGTACCACACCGAGTGGTTGACCAAGCAATACGTTGCTAAATTAGAGGAGATATTCGAGGGTCACGAATTCACAAACATCAGTTGGAAAAATGACTTATGCGACACCATCGAGATGGATGGTATGATTGCTATTATGTTACCTAATTCAGTATTTGATAACCACGACAACGAGGAGTTCACTATGTTCACAATCAGATGTCCATTTGGTAACCACGATGAGATAGTATCATTTGCTAAGTTTGATGAAATGGTTGAGTTTATCTCAAACAAGTTATTGTTGGGTAAAGTAGGTAACGATGATGGTCATTGGTTCTTATCTTCTAAAGATTCAGTTGTGAAATGTGATGGTGTTGCTATTGCGAACCCTAATAAAGATTCAGTTGGTATGTTCTATTTAGATAGAGATGCTTCAAAAGGTGGATTAGAAACTGACCCACAAGAATACTATCGTGAACCTTATCTGAAAGCACATCAACGAATTGAGTTGACCTTGGCTAATACTAAAGATACGATTTAGAACCACTCACCTTCACCGAGCCGACCTTGAGATAGTGGTCGGCTTTTGGTGGTATAACACTTTAATAAAATTTATTATGACACGATTATTTGAGACAAAAACTTACATTGAGGATGGCGAAAAAACGCTCGGAATTCGAAGTAATAGACCATTCAAAATTGATGGTAAAAATTCATTTGATGATGGTGATGGGTATCACGTTGTGTACCTAACTTTTTCTCCATTAGCGACCATTACTCACACGAACCATCTAACACTACCGACACCGAGTTTTTCGGTTAGTGTAAATTCTAAAGAACTTAAAATTGAGAGACTATGAACGTATTATATTTAATTATCGGAAAGCACAACATTGA